TTATTTACTTACATCCCAATCAAAAGAATAAACATAACCATTGATAGGTATATTTATAGTTAGGATCTTTCCTTTTTTCCTTTTAATGTTCATATATCCTATTATACCCTCATTAGGATGTACTGTTGTCTTCTTTAAATATCCTTGCCTTTTTATTTCCCTATCATTATCCATCATTTTGCCCAATGTTTGTAATTGGTAAGATGATGCCATATTAGCTTGAAAAGCTGCATTTGCATCATAATGGTTGGTTATTGTTGTAGAAATGGTACCATTTGACGAATACGATGTAGAATAAGACGTAGAATATCCGGCACTTCCTGCACTAAGCCCAGAAGAAAAGCCATATAAAGCCATAGCCCAGTTTTGAGACTTTCTTATCTTTTTCTGAAAGGCTTCATTTGTATATACTATTAATTGAGAACTATCTCCTCTATTAGTTAGTAAGTGAGAAGTAACATCGTCTGGCGTAAATATAACCGATGAATCACACTGATTCTTGATGTAAATCTCTATCCGGTAATATTTTCCATAATCATCTTTCGTTTCATAAGTCGTAAGACCAACGATAAAACCATTCGCATTTCTATATGCCCAAAGATTCCCATCATTATATTCTGTCATAACCGTAGAATCATTTTCTGACAGAATTAAAGTTTGTGCTTTGGATATTATTGAAATACACGCAAAAAGAAATAAACATATATATTTCATACCTTCAATATACAATTTATATAAGTTACATTATGAGATTAAAATGCAAATACGAAATTATAAATAATATGTGAAATATCCAAAAATAATCTAGCAGTAAAAATAATAGAGAAGAAAACTACAAACACTATCGCCTCATATTTCCCTTTTCTTTACCACATAACTAAATTATAGCTTATTCCTACACCAACATACCAACCGCCCGGATAACTGCATCCTGTCTGCAAGCCTAATCCCCAACGTTTGTTTTTCGGTTTAAGAGTGATGATTTCCTTTTCTCCGTAGACTTCCATGAAATCAAGACTAGGCTTATATCCACTGACTATTGCCCTGTAATCATTTGTCTTATATTCTTTGCTTGTTATCGGGATAAGTACCGGAACCGTATCTCCTTTTATGGTCTTATCGATAGTTGTATCTATCAGAATCGGTAAATATACCGTATCTGTCCTCTTTAGTGTCTCCTTAACAGGCAAAAGTACTATATCAACTATAGTATCCCGCAGTTTTACCGTATCTCCTTTCGTATAGACAGTCGAAGGATCGTGCGGATTACATTGCATCCACACGAGTATGCCAAGTAACAAGCATACTAATATCCAAGGTAGTACTTTCATGGTTTAACTACTATATTGCGTAAAAAGTTGGTAAATTCGCTCCGGACATCGAAACATGGACACGCTTTGATATATTCTACTGGTTCAATCTCACCATTTCCATTAATATCTGGAGACGTATCCCGGTGCCCCAATAACTCTACTATATCATATTCCCTACATAGTTTGGCTACAAGATCACAAAGGGCATTCTTTTGCACTTCGGTTCGAGTGTCTTTTGGATGTCCGCTTGCATCAAGTCCACCGATGTAGCAGATACCGATACTGTGTTTATTATAACTAATACCGGAAAAACCTTTTGTGTTACAATGCGCTCCGTCAATGGATAATGACCGACCGTTTTCTACGGTACCATCTAAATCAATTACAAAGTTATAGCCAATTTGATTAAAACCACGTGCCCGGTGCATCCGGTCAATATCCTTAGCTCGCAAGTCTTGTCCGGCACGTGTTGCCGAGCAGTGAATGATGATTGAGTCTATATCTTCTCTCTTCATATTCTTTCCTCCTATATAATTAAAATCAATATTAAAACTTGAATTAGTTGCCCGATAGCTCCACCGATTAATGTTGCCACAATATCAAGCCAATCCCATTTCCCACCCCAATCTCTGTCTTTAAATTCCATTCCTGCCGCCAATCCTGCCACAAATAAAATAGTAAATAGTGCCCCTGCTGGAATAGCATACAGGAGATGTTTAGGGCGATTACTTTCCTTGATCCAGTTCATTATTTACTCTCCTTTTCACTTCCGTTTTTTCTTTTTCGGATATATTCCCAATCATACTATTAATTTTAGTTCTGACATAGACAGGGATGCCGAAAACAGCTCCCGACCATATCAAGCATTGTGCAAAGAACCATAATACAGTATCATGAATGATACCTAAAGGCTCAACTAAAAAACCTGCAACTGACACCCCCACTCCTGCGAAGAGCATTCCCACAGCAGACCAAATCATGATATCGTCTCTCGTTTCCCTTTTCATTTCCTCACTCTTTTAACTTATAAAACATACTCGATAAGGCTTAACAGAGTCACAACAATGTTTATCCTTTGGATTATCTGATTCCTTAAATAACTCGTATACAATATGGAAATCCTCTATAAAAGCATCTGCTTTCCCACGTTCCTCTTCCCATCGCTTATTTTTGTTATAGTCTGGCAATATCAACGACCCGTTGTATACCTGCGTTTTCAGTCCTGTAGATGTGCTTTTTTGGTCCGCTATCTTCATATATCGCACAAACGCATAGTAACATAGGATCGTATAAAGAGGAACTATATTGTAGTTTTTCCCGGCTATTACGATATCTAACGAATAATTAGAATCAGAATCGGTTCCGGCAGGGATATCACTCTCTCCTTTTCCACCTCCTAGCTCACTCGATACCGAAAAGAATGTATCACCGCAAAGAGCTACTTTTATATCGAGCTTATCTGCCTCTTGAATGCATTTGTTTATCTCTGTGTCCTTAACATCTGCTGCGATATCAAAGATTTCACGGAACTTCTTGATTACTTCGGAAAAACTATTCATTTGGGTCTGTTTTAACGTTTACTATCGAGTTAGATTCTTCTAATTCGTTATAAATTTCACATACTTCTGTTGGAAGGTCTAAGGCACGCGCAATTTCCCGACTCAACTTACTACGAAGTTTCGTCACAGAACGACGATAAACTTTCTGCATTTCCTTCACGACCTCGCCGGACGCATTGGAGAATGAAATCAAAGACGAGTCAACCAAAGGAATAGGAATATTGTAGGCTTGTGAAGCGATATCCTTTTTTAGCGGTTCGTTGTAAGCCTTATACAGATTAGCGTCAATCGGTACGCCCAACTGGTCTACCTTAATAAATGGCTTATCAGTCAGAGCATTTTCATCACGGACCAATACCGCTGATCCTGCCCCTTGCGCTCCCATTATATCTTTTATCCCCTTAACAAAAGCGTCCTGTTCCTCCTGTTCGGTAAATTCTCCGTGAGAAATGATGCTGCACATGTGGAAACCACGTGTAAGCGTCCGTTCTACATAAGTAGAGTTCATCGCTTCCGCTTGCATCTCGGACTGGACTGAATGAAACGGAGAAAGCGGATAGGGCTTCGTAGTGAAGAAGTTTATGTACAAAAGCTGTCCGGGGTGATTCTCAATTCCGCCGAAAAACTCTACTTCATCCGCAAAGTTATCTGGATTGAACGCCGGATAGGTAACTGCCGTTTTATCCAATTGGGTAGACTTGATATTTTGACGATCCCAATTGTTAAACACTACGTACTTATGAATAACCGGATTCGTTAAGTAGTCTTTATTCAGCCCGGCACGGACGTATTCGAAAGGAACGGGATAAATCATTTTAGGGCGATAATCACCTCCATACTGGACAATTAGAGCGCACCCTCTGAAACGAGCTACGTCATATGCCAGCATATTCAGTATCTCGTCCATGTTATCTCCGTGGGCGTTCGTCATTTCGCCAAAAACACGGTTTTTAAAGCCTTCACATTCTATCGCTTCGCTCAGCCGTTCCACACTCAAAGAGGCGGTTTTGCTAGCATATATAAGTTCCGATAAAATTTGGGGGTATAGGTTTCCGTCCCCATACCCCACAATCTTTTCGGAAACCTTAGCGTTAACTTTGAGCGCTCTATCTACTATTACGTTTACTTTCTTGTGAGCTATCATATTAACGTTTCCTTTTAGTTTATTCCAGTTCCTTCATAATCTCGTCTACTAAAGCCTCCGGTGTTGTTTCTACTGAGGCTTCCGGTTCAGGATCAGCGGGGGTCTCCGGTTCTACGGGCTTCTCTTCTTCTGGAGCTTCTGTTTCCGGTGTTTGTTCCGGTTCAGGATCAGCGGGCAAAACGGTCGGTACGTCCTCCTGTGGTTCTATTGGACCTAAGTCCTCAAAGTAGGATTTATAAACCGGATTTTCTTTCATGATTCGTTCGGCGATGGCGTCCGTACAATTAAATGCACGGTAAACAACTCCGTCCGCCACATGATTGATAGATAGTCCCGGTTTCATTACGTAGCGAACGTGTATGCCCGTCAAGTAGTGATCCTCATACCATTTCTTCGCGTACGCACGATCCATATGGCACATAGGGTCCAGTTTTAGATGCGTAATACTTTTACAGAGATTCAAAATCTCGAACTCGTCCGTTAAGCGAATTAATTCGCGCACGGGCTTGATATCTTTTGTTACAGTTTTCTTTGCTCTTGCCATGATTATACAGTTTTTAAAGAGTTATACTGTGCCGCCGTAATACTATAATGGAAATCTCCGCAAGACCCGTCCGGCGTTTTTAAAGTAGCGGTTGAAACTCCGTCTGTTGAACTATCAGTTGATAAATCTGAGACCTCTAACGGCGAGTTACATCCCAAAATGAAATATTGGTTGTTTTTTGTTCTAATAGCAACCAAAAACGATCCAGAAACCAAAGCGATAATGTAGCTAACTACAGGTAACGATGAAAGAAGTTTCATGACTACTGATATTTCCAACATAGTAGGAGCATTGTCGTTTGCCCGCGATGCCTCCGTCACTTGAATAGAGTTTTTTACGGATTGAACGGTATATCCCCTGGTTCCGGCTTTCATTGTTACTACTGCCTGTCCTGTCGTAGAAGATACCGAGATACTAGAAACATCTTCGTAGTTCAATATTACGGCTTCTTCTACTCCGGCAATTCCAGAGATTAAACCGGGATTAGCGCAATCAAACGCTAAATCTTGTGCTATCTTCTTTAAACAAGCCATAATTATGATGATTTAGACACTAGAGTATTCCATGTAGCCTCAGTGATTGATGCACGGGCTTCTCCTAGAACGTTCTCAGGTGTGGTTAACGTAATGGCGGGATAACCGCCCGTTTTCTTTGCTGATTTAAAAGTAGGGGGGTTTACCCCCGCCGTTATCATTTGCTGATTCTTCCAGTCCGGATACCTCCAAACCGTAATTACAGCCATAAATACGGTAAACACCTGTTTCAACCATTTTTGCAACCGCCACAAGGCGAGAATTGAGAATGGTATTGATAAACACGTTTTCCGCACTCGTTTTCTTATACACGGTAAAATTAACCGATTGTTCCAGCGCATTCGGGGCGTTTTCGTTAATTCTTTGGGCTTCTGTAGCATTTGCACCCTTTCGGATAGACGCTACCCGGATAACCTTGCCCGAAACAGTCAACGTGATAGTAGCGATACCGTTGGCGATGGAGATAGATTGGATATCTGAGTAGTTAATAAGCAACAAATCAGCTATTCCAACTGCTCCACCTAAACAATCGTAGGTTATTGCACCCGTGATATTACTAATACATCCCATGTTGTTAAGTTAATTTATTAGCTTCTAAATACGTCCAAACAGCAGGTAAAGCAACTATATTGCGATCCCCCCTAGAGTTATCCGGTGTTTTCAGCGTTACGGTATCGAAACCGCCAGCCGCCGAAGTATCTCCATCCATGCTTGCCACTTCCAGCCCGGTATTAAGTCCGGCAACTTTAATGTTACCGCCGTCTTTGAGTTTTGCGAAGGCTACGTAATTCCCGGATAGCAGTGATTCCTTAATCGCTGCACCGTCAGAAGTCTTATCGTAGACCGTGATAGTAACCGTCTGTTCCATTCCGGCTGCACCGTCCAGTGTACGCAAAGCGTCCACTACTTTTGCGCCATTCTTGTAACAGTCAACCGGAATTGCCTTTGCACCGGATACAAGGACGATAGAGTTTAATGTCACGCCATCGCCACCCATTACAAAAGAAGACAATTCCGATTTGTTAACAAGGTACAGCCCAGCCAAACCGACTGAGCCGCCCGCACACCCAAAAACGATAGCCTTATTTAATTTCATACATGCCATAGTTTTCGGTATTAGTTGTTATGCTTTCGCTTTTGTTGCAAGTTTCAAAATAGACGGAATAGCTACCATTACGTCCGCAGCAAACACAGTTGTAGAGTAATACTTGCGGTCTTTCGCATCTTGAATGAACGGTTTAATGTTCACGCTTGAATCTTCCAAAGCGATTTGGATATTACGTTTCGGAGTAAACGCGATAAACGCATCTTCATCTGTTGCATCTGCGATCATAGACGCAGAAACATGAGGAAGTTCATTGATCTTGTATCCTTCTAAAGTGTACACAGCTTTTCCGTTCTCGAAATGCTCCTGAGCAGTTGTGTTGTCCTTACTCTGAACTAAGTTCTTAAACAGGCGCATTACATTAGAAGTCACGAAGAACTCGCTAAGTTCCTTTTGATCGGGACGTTGTGAATCAATAAGTTTCTTCATGGTATCCTCTACGCTAGCCGTAGTCAACTGCAAAGGAAGGATAGTTTCTGCGCTGTCCTTCATTTGCTTAATGAAACCACCATTTTTGAAAATATTGTAAGCAACATCACCTGTCTTAGTTCCGTCCAGCCATGCGAGACGTAGCAAATCAGCCTCCAAAACTTTCAGTACTTCCGAAGCCATGAAACCTGCCAGTTGAGTTTCATCGAAGTCATCCGACAAATGAATACCCTTAGCTACCATCTTCCCCCACAAATCTTGTAAACAAACAACGATAGGTAACTCCAAAGGCTGGAAGTCATAGTACTTTACATGATCGGACATATCTGTGTACTCATAAGTACCTTCACATCCAGCAGACTTACGAAGTGCCTTATCTTTCGCTACAAAAGTAACAATAGGCGTTTTATTGTCAAGTCCAGAGAGAACGGTTGCACCGCGTTCCATTTCGCCAACCAGCCCGACAGTCAAAGATATGACGTCAGCCAGTGAGTTAATATTCAGATTATTTAAATCCGTAAATGTCATTGCCATAATTTATAGTCTCCTATGATTTTAGTGTGATTACTTTTCTTTTGCGAACTTAACCATCGCCTCCCGCGCTTTCTTGCGTGCTTCCTCGTTAGAAAGCTGCGTTTTTTGTGCATCTGTTTTCGGTTTGCCTCCCACCGTACGAGTTGCAACAGGTGGCGTTTTCGTTTGCTTGGAAAGCATTGTTTTAATCTCACTCAAAGATGATTCAAGAGCAGTTAGACGCTGAGAAAATTCGTCCGGTGTCTTGGTTTCTGTCTCCGGTGTTTCCTCCGGCTTTTCGTCCATGTACTCTTTGAACTCGGCTATCTTGCCATCTTTGATCACGAGAACGATTTTTCCCTCTTCCGGGATATCAACGGTGATCTCACCATCTTCCACGGCGGTTCCGTCCTCTTTTACTACTTCGTCACCTACGGCTGCCTCTTCTCCTGCTGCCTTAATAGTGATCTTTTCACCATTAACCGTTTCTACGATTTCCTCTTTAAGCTCCGTTTTCTTTGAAAAGGTGCTGATAATGCTTGATAAAAGACCCATTTTATTCTTTGATTTTTGGTTATTAAAAAGCGAACTTGTCGCGGCTGGTAAGCCTACAAGGTCACACGTGAATAATTCTTCAAAACTCGTCACGTCCCATGTTTGGTTCTCTTCGTTCCACACCTTAGTGTCTAGGTCTACGACTGAAACGCCTAGCATTTCCGGTTCCTTTTCAATCATGTCCTTCATAAATCCTGCCTCCTGCGGATAGTTCTTTAAGAGAGCTTTCGAAAAGGTCAGATCGGCGTAGACTACTCCGTTTTCCTCAACGAAATTAGAGAAACTACCGATGTACTGGTCTAGCAGATCGTTACCGTTGTGTGTCCGGCGAGAATGGATAGGGCGAATAATACCGGCCACCCCAAGGGA